AGAAAACAGACCCAGTTCTCATATCTGAATTGGGAAGATCACCAAAATATACACAATCACTGATACCACTTACAAAGAAACCTGATGATTTGATGTTATAACCATTAGTATTCTTTATATGAAACTGATTTCCAAAGCAAATTTCATATTCTCCAAAAGTATTTAAGCTAGGTTCCATATCCCTTCTCATAAACACAGTTGTTATATTAGAAGTAATGGCACCCTCACTATTATCAATGACTCCTAAGAACTTACTATACTTAAATCTAGCACCAAATTTATTTAATTGAGAAGAATCTGAGTATTTTACAATATTATCCAACACTACATTCTTAACTCCCTCTGCAGATGATGCTTTACTTGTATCATAATATACAGTTGACTCAGTTTCCACATACAAATATTTTAAATCTAGTATTTCTGTGATTATTCCTGCACAAGAATACTTACGTAACTCTCTATTAATGTTTTCTTTGACTGCTCTGGATAAAAATACACCATTATATGGTTTAACACTAATAAAAACCTTACCATAAGCAGGTGGAACTAACTCTTCTCCACCATATGCAGACACAGATTCTGCTTCTGCATAGATTCTAGGCACTAAAGCTTCAAAATCTGCTGCTGTAACTGCTCTATTTTGTGATGCATAGATCTGTGGAGCATACTTTTTGATGGATTCTATGCTTTCTATGGCACTTCCACCTGAAGATGGACTATTTGTGAACACTAATGACACACCACTGGTAACAGATTGACCATCATTACCCACTAATCTACCAGAATAACTGAAATTACTGAGTCCATTTGCATCTGCACCATTAGAAACCACATAACTTACCTCTACAAAGTTAGGTTCTTCAATTTTTTTACCAAAAACACCATCTCCAAACATTATTTCATATCTTTCATTCTCTATTTCTTGTAAAAAGAACAACATTGTAGATGAATCTACACCAAAAAGACTAGAAAATCTTGAATATTTGTCTTTTACACTAGAAGCTTCATTATCTTTTACTATAACTCTGATTAAATCTGCATCAATTCCTGCATTTGGAAGAATATATCTCTGATTTGGGTTTCTAGAACTTGCTGTAAAAGTCTGAGTTACAAAAGTTCCCTCATAAACCTTAATATTTGTAAAAAATGCCACTCCAGTTGATGTTACAGGTACAGTTATGTCCTCAGGAATAGTAAAAGTATAACTATTTCCACCAAATTGATCTGCTGTAGTCAGTACAACACCTGCCTTCAGTGTTAATGTGACTGCAGTTGTATTTGAAGCATTTACACTGAAAGATACATCTGCTACTGCTGCCTTTCTAGATCTAGGCACATAACCAATATTGCGTGCTAAAGATACTACATTCTCTCTGAGAGTGGCACTATCAATGAAAACCTCATTGGTTATCATATTAGCATTATATGAAGAGATATATGTGTTATATGCTAGGGTGTCTATGATTGCAGATAAATTAGATCCTTCAAAGTCATAATCAGTAAAATTGGAGTTAGCTCTCAAATACTCCTTAATGGATTCTTTGATCTGATCAAAGTCTACGTTGCTAAAATTAACTAAAGGCATTTATCTTGTGGGTTCTAATGCAAAGGTGAGTTCTTGTTCTGGCACATCTATACCAATAATAAAATACTGTATAGTCACATTCATGGCATTACCTTCAAAATCAGGTTCAACTAATATTTCATTAATCTCTACTCTAGGTTCATAGTTTTCAATGGTATTCCTTATTTCAGAACGAATGGCAGAAGCAGTTAACTTATCCATGTTCTCAAATAAAAGTCTAGAGACCCCTGTACCAAGAACTGGTTGAAAAGGTCTCTCTCCTTGTATAGTTAATACTAGATTGCGAACTGAGCGTGCTATTGCAGATTCATTCTTTAGCGCTATGAGATCATTACTAAGTGGACTAGTCTGAAAACTAGCACTTAAGTCCTTAAATCCCTTACTAAGTCTCTGTACAGGCACGCATTTACTATAATCTAGGTTTATTTATTACAGTAAATTTGTATTATGACTTATCATCATAAATTTCATCTTCTTCAGTCTCTTCAGACTCAAATAGGTCATTATGTTTTGACTCAGTTTTCACCTTTGGCACCAACTTATCATTGGTTATTTCTCTTAAAAATTCAGTCATCGTATACTAGACATTCTGGTTCATCAGGATGCATCTCACAGAACAGTTCTAGAACATTAGGATCATGGTGATCACTGCTTCTATCTCTTCATGATGGTGGTCTACATAGACTTCCAGTTCATGTAACTCCTCCAATGTGTGTCTTCTCATTGGTTCTGATAGTTTAGGGTCAGCAAGGATCTCTTTATCTTCTGGATGTGGTCTTCTATGCTTTTCATTTTCCCCTCTTTCTAATACATTACTATTTACTTAATTTTGTCTCTCATTGCTATAATTATCAGGCATATTATCAGAACAATCAAATATGCCCATACTATCATGGTCATTATAGATTATAGAGAAACGAGGTTTTTCGCGGATTTTTCAATCTTCCTTCTAATCTGGGTGACTAGAGATTTAGTTCTTTTGAACTGCTCAGACATATCTACTTTGATCATCTTCCCTGACCTCTGTATCTTTTCCTTGCCTTGTTCCTAGAACTGGCAGCATATTTGGAATGCTTACCTCTGCCCTGTCTGGTCTTCTTAGGTCTTGTTTCTATTTTGTTCATCTGTGTGGATTGTAATAAGTGAGATATACTAATATTATGAAAAGTATTAGTAGGATTGCAAAGAAAGTAATAACCATTAGATTACCCTAGTCTTCTCATGCCCTACTCTGATCCTTGGGTCACACCAGATATCAAATCCAGCTTCAATGGCATCTAAGCAGAAACTTACATCTTCCCCACACATATCTTGGACTGCTCCAGACTCAAACTCTTGCATCTTTGGTGCAAACCATGGATACTTCATCTCTGGGTGTTCAAACACACCTTTCTTGATGAGCACCCATCCAAAACCTGTGTAGTCAACTGTAAAGGGTTTCTTTCTCTTAGAGATGCCCTCTACCATTTCATGGTTCATGACCCCACCATTACTTCTGAAGTCATCTTCTTCTAACCAGTGTGCAACAGAGGTAGTTCTACCATCTTCAGTAGCATACCAACCAGCACTGATAGGTCTTTCCTTCTCAGTATCTACAATCTGCTTAAGACCTGTAAGTTTAGTCTTAGGTTTTCCATCTTCTCCTAGTATTACTTCTCCCTTCTCATCTTTGACTTCCTCATAGATGGGTTCTGTAGTTACTGCTTCTTCTGGGAGAGCCATGTCAAGTAGTTGCCAGAACTTCTCAGTGTTAAAGACAATATCAGAGTCAATCCATAACTGATAGTCATATGGGAGTTTGCCATCCCAAGGTAACTGGTCAGGACCTCTGAGTACATTTGCACCTAGACACTTACATCTTGCAAAGTTTACCATAGAGGAGTAGTCCTGTGATATCTGAATACTCATCTGGTTTTGTACCATGTCAAAACACAACTGTACAAAGTTCTTTAGGAAGACAAAGGAGACACCTCTACCAGGCATACAGAAAACTATCTTCTTTCCTCTCCATCTCTCTTTAATCTTTTCATAGTCCCACTCAGGTTTATCCTGTTTATTCTTCTTAGGTTTAGATGCCTTTACAGTAAATCCTTTAGCCATTAAATACTAACTCCATTTCACTTACTATTATACTCCCATATTTAGAGAGTGTCAATAAGACCTCTCCACACGCTGTGGGGGGTTTTCACTCATCTCATTGGGGGAGACCACTGAGAGTAATATGGCACCCACAATCACAAACACCAAGAACCTCAGAATCTTAAAGGGAAAAAGTAATGGGGACATGAAAAATACCTCAGAAATTTTTTTGTATACCTCAGAAATTTTTTTTGAAATAATATATCAACCTCTCTCTTTGTCACCTCTGTAGGTTAGGGTAGTTAGGCATTTTCGCATCAGGGCATCACAAACCCCACAAAATAACAACAATCAAACAACAACTGTCAAATTCACAATAACATTTAGGGGGTGCAATTACACAAGAGTTATTATAACTTTATAAGTCCCAATATCCCACCCTATGTTACACAGTTTTCCACAATCCCTGTGGAAAACTTATACTTAGTGTCTGTAATCCTGTGCTAAACTAACATAAACCTCTGTGTAATCTGTGTAAGTAAGTGTAACTTTAGGGCAAACACTTTCCCATAATTTATAACGTTTTCCTATTACTATATTACCATTAATTCTTTATACTGTCAAATTATAATATTTGTGTATAAGTGTAAAGAATACCCCTTGACTTTTGGAAGAGTTTGTGATACCTTGTTCCCTAAGATGACTATAAGATTGATACTTAATAAGGGTAATTAGGGACACTAAGTAACACATAAGAGGGTTAATTGTGTGTCAAGGATACTATCCTACACTAACTTATACTACTCTTTATAAACAACTCATATACATTTTTAAATACATTTATAATACTTTTTAAAGGTAATAATGGTATAAAGTAATACATAATGCTCTAATTAGTCATAATAAAGTAATAGTTTGCGACCCATCTTTATTATCCTTAATTGTTATTTTGTGATTAGGAAATGACCTCCTTAGTATTAACTTAAGTTTGCTATGTTTATCTCTCTTAAATAACATTTTAATCCTCTAATTCCTCCTCTAAATCTTCTTCAATTATCTCAAATCCTTGCCCTATATCATCTAAATAACCCACTATATGTCGTTCTAATTCTTTATATATTACCTCCATATTAAACTCATTATCTATTATATTAGCAAGTGTAATTTGTTGCTCTGGTTCTAAATCAGGGCATAGATTCTTTATCTCTTTGTTTATACTAATTGCTATAAACTTTTCATCACTATCTGACATTTAGTCCTCCAATTCTTCCTCTACATAATCATTATCATAGGGAAAATAACCACATTTTACTTCACTTAGTGAGTTAATCATGTGCCAAACTTTCTCTCCTGAGACCTTATTTTCATCACAAAAGTATTGAACAGTATCTTCAATTACCTCCAATAAGTTAATAGCATCTTTGTAATCTTTGTCCTCTTGAAAGTTACTTTCCATGTCAAATTACCTCCTCTGGGTTACTAGAATTATAGCATTTTTTCACTTCATTGTAAACTTCTTCAGTTAAAATATAGTCACTATTTGTTAATTTATTACCATGATTAATCTTATTAAGTAACTCTATCCTATGAATATTAAACAACTTATCTAACGACACTCCCTCCAAATCTTCCCACTCTGAAACATAATCAATATAGTCAAAATCAGGTTCATTGTTTACTTTTAGTGGGCAACTTGTAAAGTCATTTGAGTTATCATCTATCCAAAATGCCCTTCCAAAATGTTCACTAAGATACATAATAATCCTCCTTTTTTAATACTAATTGGGGTGGTCTTTTAGTGTTAATTGTTACTTTATAATTGTAATTCTGTAAATAATCATCAAGTTCTTCTGCCATTTTCCACACATTTATAACACCTTTTTTCATAGTTTCACCCATAAAAGTTAATA